TTTGTTGGACATTGAAGGAGGAACACACTACACCCAAGTTTTTCTTGGTAAGAACCGTAGTTACAAGTGTGACTCCAAACGTTTCGAGCTTTCGGAATGTTTAATGTACAAATTTCCAACACGAAAAGGTGATTGTGGAACATTGATAACATCTGTAGGACAGAATTTCCCAAACAAGATTATGGGAATGCATGTTGCTGGTGGCATTAGCGGGAGAGATTATTTTGGCTTAGCTATCCCTGTTTTTCGTGAGGATGTAGAAGCAGCCCTTAGGTGTTCAGAGGAAATGGCTGTCGGAAACGACATCAATTTCGATGCTGAAGGCCCTGAGTTGTTCTCAGGCCCTAACCTAAGGTCTATTTCTACCATCCCTATGAACGAACAGATTCACGTAACAAGAAAATCGAAGATTACGAAATCTTGTATTAGTGAATTTTTGGATATCAAACCAAAGAAACATCTCCCGATAATGTCTCCGCTTGATTCACGCGCTGGGGGAGTTGACCCATTGGTAACGATGGTCAATGACTCATTGAGTGTGGAACATGTGCAGGTTGATTCGGACGATGTCGCTTCAGTTGAGGAGTCTTTGAGAGAGGACTTGCGGAGAAATCTGAAGTGGCCCATCGGGAAAAGGCGGTTGACTATCAAAGAGGCCCTGGGTGGAATTCCAGGCATCCTGGCCTCTTTGAAAGTCAAAACATCGGCCGGTTACCCCCTCTGTAAACTGGCCAAAAAGAAAGGGAAGACTGACTTCTTTTTCTTTGATAGTGCAGGTGAGCTGCATATCGAACCATTCTTCGAGAAGCTTGTAGAAGATTATCTTCTCGAGCTTGAAACGCAAGGAATTGACGAGAGACGATTCGTTGCATTTCTTAAGGATGAATTGATAAGCAGCTCAAAGGTAACGGAAAAGCGTTGTCGTATTATTTATTGCGGTGATCTTATCTCCAATGTCGCATATCGTGTGATTTTCGGACATATCCTCGCCGCTTTTAATAATTCGTATTTTGAAACTAGCTCTGCTATTGGATTGAACCAATACTCATGGGACATGCAAGTGATCTATGATTATTTAACAACCGTTGGGAAGAACTTTGTTGCAGGAGATTTTAAGAACTTTGACAAGCGGATACATCCACAATTTCAGGATGCCGCCTATCGAATTTTGATGGGTCTCTGTGACAATCAGGTTACAACCAACATAGCAAAGAATAGTTTCATTATTCAACAATGCTTCTCTTCAGCCCAGGTACTGAATGTTCTAATTAAGTTTGGAACAACTCATTTCTCAGGATGTTTCTTCACAACAATAGTAAACAACCTGATCAATGAGTTGTACATTCGGTACTGCTTCTCCAAATTGTGTCCTGAATTAATCTTCAGTGAACACGTCCGTCTCAAAGTCCTCGGAGACGACCACATCTACTGCTTCAGTGATGAAGCAGCTGGACGTTGTCGCCCTTGGGACATTCGTGAGCAAATGGAAAAGTTGGGTCAGACGTATACGTCAGACCGCAAAAACGAGGAACTTGGTAACGAGTTCCGCGTTTTTGAAGACATAACTTTTCTAGGCGCCCACCCTGTTGAGATGTTCGGACAGTTCACCGGAGCATTGAAGAAGGAAACTCTTGAAGAGACATTGCACTGGACAAGAAACAAGAACCTGACCATTTTCCAAGAAGCCAAAACAGCCATCGAGTTAGCGTCAGCGTGGGGTGAGGATTACTACTATTCTTATTCTACTAACATCAACAAAGCACTTTCGAGTGCAATGTGCGACACTGTACCGATGATTGGGTGGAAGGAAATGGCCAGAATCGTTTGTTCGAGAACTGCTGCTTCTGGTTTACAGCATCCTTATGGCTTCGTAGCCCAAGGACCACCAACTAATTCTTTGGCAAAACTGAATGCGGACAAAAGCGTGATTGCTACCCAAATTGGAGTGTCTGATCCTTCAGGATTGTCAAAGAAAGCTGTAAATGAAGAAGCGATGGGTTTGCTGTATGGAACAGAGTCGAATGTTTATAGAACTAACTTTGTTTGGAATATTGACCAAGCGCCAGAGAGTGGAGCTATTGCCAGTTTCGATGTGCCTTTTGGTATATTGAAGCTTGGTGATCCCCAGAATTTGCAAAATATGCCTTTCGATCGCTTCGCTTATTGGAAAGGAGATGTAGAGCTGTGCTTTCAGCTAAACGCTACCCCCTTCCAACAAGGCCTTGCCGCTGCATATTTTATGCCTCTTGCGAGTTATGAATCCGAACTAGCGAATGTCACGACCAATGAATTCGTCTTCGTACAACCAGATCAAAACGCAACGTACACACTTCCGATCCCATTTAAATATTTGAGATCGGTAATGAATACAATTGCGCGCGATACGGAGTCATTGGGAACTGTCTATTTCGTTCCAATTAGTTCTCTAAAAGGAATCGCTGTTAATGAAGTCACTGTGACTGTCTATTCAGCTTTTCCGAATTCGAACTTTTCCATACCCAGACCAGTGGAGTTGATTACCAGGAGAGCCCAATTTTACAATACATTTGGAGCCATTGACACCTTCGATGATTCAAATGTTGAGTACTTTGCGCAAGGAAACGCGGCATCAACAGTTAACAATTACAATATCAGTAACGCTGGAGGAGACATGCCTGTGCAGATTACCGGCACTAACGAAACCTCCGCTACACAAGATATTGATGCTAGCGCTGAAGTCAAGATTCCAATGCCTCTTGATAACCCACCCCTCTGTTCTGGAGCAATCCCTATTGAACAAGCCTTCCCTGGAATGGCAACATCACATGGCGTTAGGCCAACGAGAGATATGCAGTTGAAGCCCACTGCATTTTCGCGACAGCAAATGGAGATATTCAACCCAGCAGAAACCAAGGTTGAAACTCTGCTTTCTAAAATGTGTCTTTTGACAAAGTTCACTGTCACACCATCACAGCCCGTTGGTACAGAATTGTATCATATAACCTTAAACACACGTTTAGGTTTGGCTGAAGGACCGGGAATTCCCGTTAACCTGGCAGTTCTTAACCAATTCATGTTTTGGAAAGCAGATTTTGAGTTTACTTTTGTGGCGGTTCAAACACAATATCACTCTGTGCGTTTGCGCGCTGTTACACAATATGCTGCCCCGTCAGTATTGCCCGGAGCCCAGAATACGACGTACGCTTCTCTTATGAACTTTGCGTCCAACTCTGAGGGGACTAATTACGTCCACCGGGAGCTTGTTAAGTACAATGCACAAACGGAGTTCTTACGAACTTACCAGGGTGAGGATGTGGTTGATCCGATACAGAATTATTCCTTGGGATCTTTCTCTGTTGATATCGCCAACGCTCTCATTGCGCCTGACACCGTCGAACCAAGCGTTGAAATTTGTGTTTTCTTGAGAATTCTAAATTCAAAAGTTGCAGTTCCCTCACCAGCGTCACCATTCACATGGAATGACTATCTGAAGTATGAACCAATACCATCATGGGTCATGCGAGGATTGCAATTTTCCAGGACATCACTCTTTAACTTGGAAAACGTCTCAACCACAGTGAGTAGAGTTCCGATTGGTGAGATTGATTGGTTAGGAGAGATCCCTCCTGACGGTCAATATCAACTGTCTAACATCGCGGAAGCGGGTCTTGTATTTGTTTTTCAAGACTCTCAAGCCACTCAAACGACATGGTTTATTCCAAGTGACGTGATGATTCTGAAGGATGCGTCCTACGTCACCTTCATGACCGATCCCATTGACCTCCCAGGTTCATTCTATCCCAGCCCTCAGAGAAGTTCCGTTTCATTACCAAACGGCTCAGCGGTGTTGAGAGTGTATGAATCATTCGAAGCTCAAGGTCCTGAAGTTGACGAAGAACGCCAGGAAACAACAGAAAACATTGATGAAATGCAGTCGACTAGTGTCACAAAAGAAGAAGCGCCATCACGACCGAACGAAGTATGCAAATTGGAAATTGGTGAAAAGTTTGAATTTTGCGTCTCCGACATTCATGAGATAGGGAGGAGATATATCAGGATGGTTCCAATCAATAATCCTGCGTTAGATCAATTTGCTGTTTATTCAGCAAATTCAGGAGATGGATTGGGATTTAATCTGAATATCCCCACTCAACCTCAGAGCCATTGGCGAGCATTGTTCGCTGCTTGGGCCGGAGGAATAAAATTCCGACTTTTCAGGAACCGCGATTCAGAAGGAAGACCACGTGATTTTCCACAAGTATTCTTCGTTCCGTTCTACAACCGTGATGTTTCAACACCGAGTGTACCTATAATCGACGCCATGAGCGGCATCGGTTTTGAATATGGATCAGTCTCTGTTAATTCCGGAACAGCAATTACGGGCCCAATAGCAAGAGAAGTGTCTTATCCCATCAGCAATGCGACATACATTGACGTGTCTGTCCCGTTTCAAAGTCACTACAACTTTTGCTACAACTCCCAAACACAAACAATTGCACCAATAAGTTCTGGAACTTTGACTCTGTCATCGAGTTCTACAGAGAGTCCTCTTATATTCACAGCCTTTGCCGACGACCTTAGATTGGGTATATATCGAGCCCCTAGGTTGAGCAGTTTCGACATGACTGTTTTTACCGAAGGGGTTGGTGGCTTCTTCAATCCTTTGCCGGGGAGACCAACACTCCGGAAAGCACCATCAATCGATGGGGACTTAATCAATGAGCTGCAGAGCAATCAGAATCTTCGCCTATCAGTTGCGACTGGCGACGGCGGA